AAGTACATACAAGGCAGTCAGCAGTGAAATTGCAAACAAATCAGGTATAAATTGTTCTTGCTGCGTTATAGACGAATTGTGGGTTCAGAAGGACAGGGCATTCTTTGACATGATGACCAAGGGTTCATCTGATGCCCGCCGGAATCCAATCACGTTCATCATCACGACTGCCGGCAATGATTTAAATAGCATCTGTTATGAAATGCATCAGAAGGCAGTGGACATTATAGAGGGCAGGAAAACAGATAAGACTTTCTATCCGGTCATTTACGGAGCAGAAATGGATGATGACTGGACGGATGAGAAAGTATGGTACAAAGCTAATCCAAGTCTTGGGATTACCATCGATATAGAAAAAGTAAGGAATGCCTGTGAACAGGCAAGGCAGAACCCTGCAGAAGAGAACTCTTTCAGACAGCTCCGACTCAATCAGTGGGTGAAACAGTCCGTCAGATGGATGCCTATGGATAAATGGGATGCATGTGCATTTCCTGTTGATGAGAAAGCCCTGGAGGGACGAGTGGCGTATGCGGGCCTTGATTTATCAAGCACTACGGATCTTACCGCATTTTCATTGGTGTTCCCGCCGGAAGATGAAGATGATAAATATGTTGTACTTCCATATTGCTGGGTACCCGAGGATACAATGGATCTTCGTGTAAAGAGGGATCATGTGAACTATGACCTCTGGGCAAAGAAAGGGTATCTTATGACAACCGAGGGCAATGTTGTCCACTATGGATTCATCGAGAAATTCATAGAACAGCTTGGTGAAAGGTACAATATCCGTGAGATAGCGTTTGACCGCTGGGGAGCAGCCCAGATGGTGCAAGACCTGGATGGGATGGGATTTACAGTTATCCCTTTCGGACAAGGATTCCGTGACATGAATTCTGCGACAAAAGAGCTGATGAAACTTACGCTTGAGCAGAAGATTGCACATGGAGGACATCCGGTACTCCGGTGGTGCATGGATAACATCTTCATAAGGCAGGATCCTGCAGGCAATATAAAGATAGATAAAGAGAAGTCCTCTGAGAAGGTTGACCTTGCCGTAGCAACGGTCATGGCTCTGGACAGGGCAATAAGGAATGGGCTTGATACAGGTGAGAGTGTATATGATAGCAGGGGACTGATAGTGTTCTGACATATAGTTTACATTATAAACCTCATTTATCATTGACCTCATGAAATGGAGTCTTTGGTCTATATGTAAATTCAGAAGTGTTGTTCCTTTCATTATTGGTTTATTTCTCTAATATATTTCTTAAAAAAATCAGATTGGAGAACAAATATGGATTTACAAGACATGACGTACCTTATCAGGGCTGTTGATGCCACAGAAAAGATCATCGATGGAGTTGAAGCTATCTGTGGAGAAAGGATTGCTGAAGGTCCGCTGGCAGAGCTATCTTATATTACAGAAATAATAAGGAAATATGCTGCCGCAGTTAAGAACGAAAAGGATGATGATCGGTTATGGGATATTCTGGATGATAGAATATTTGAACCAGAGGAGAGGGCAAAGATGCTTATGGGAATAAACAGATACTTGTAAATGGTAGAGGCACCGCAAAGGCGGTGCTTTTTTCGTGGGAGGAGATATGATCATCCTTTCAATTATCGGCTTTCTTGTTATCAGGGAAGCACTTAATCAAATGGAGGACTTATGAGTATATTTAGCAATATCTTTAGGTCAAGGGATAAGCCTACAAATGCAACATCAGGTAGCGCTTATAACTTCTTCCTTGGCTATAGCGTAAGCGGAAAGAGAGTAGATGAAAGGACCTCGATGCAGATGACAGCTGTCTATGCCTGCGTTAGGATCCTTTCTGAAGCGATAGCCTGCCTTCCACTGCATCTTTATAAATACAATGAGAGTGGTGGTAAAGAAAAAGCGGTAAAACATCCGCTATATTTTCTTGTCCATGATGAACCAAATCCTGAGATGACAAGCTTTATATTCAGGGAAACAATCATGAGCCATCTGCTCCTTTGGGGAAACGCCTATGCCCAGATTATAAGAAATGGGAAAGGCGAAGTTATAGGGCTTTACCCGCTTATGCCTGACAGGATGAAGGTTGATAGGGATGAAAAAGGAAAGCTTTACTACGAGTACACAGTTATTTCCGCTGATCCAAAGATAGCAAGGGGAAATGAATCAACTGTAAAGCTTAAGCCAGAGGATGTCCTTCACATACCGGGCCTCGGATTTGACGGTCTCGTAGGCTACAGCCCAGTTGCCATGTGTAAGAACTCCATAGGACTAGCCATAGCGGCTGAGGAATATGGCAGCAAGTTCTATGCAAACGGGGCAAATCCAAGCGGCGTACTGGAACATCCTGGGACCCTTAAGGACCCAAGTAAGGTAAGAGAATCTTGGACACAGACCTTTGGAGGTAGCCATAATGCTGGAAAGGTAGCAGTCCTTGAGGAAGGAATGAAGTACCAGCCAATAAGTATAGCTCCAAATGAAGCGCAGTTCCTTGAAACAAGGAAATTCCAGATAGAGGAGATTGCAAGACTGTATAGGATACCGCCACATATGATTGGCGACCTTGATAGGGCAACCTTCTCAAACATAGAAAACCAATCAATCGAATTTGTTAAGTACACACTTGATCCGTGGGTAAGCAGGATAGAAAGCTCAATGAATAGAAGACTTTTGTCCGACACGGAAAAAGGCGTGTACTTTTTTAAATTCAACCTTGATGGGCTTCTGCGTGGAGATTACCAGAGCAGAATGCAGGGCTACGCTATTGGAAGGCAAAACGGATGGATGAGCGCCAATGACATTAGAGAGCTTGAAAACTTATCGCCTGTACCAGATGAAGAAGGTGGAAACCTGTACCTAGTAAACGGAAACATGGTGCCACTTACAAAAGCTGGCGCAGCATATGAAGAAAAGTCAGATGGAAAGGAGGAAGAGTCTGATGAAGAAGTTTTGGAACTGGAAAAGTCACAAGGTCAAGGACCAGGACGAAGGAAGCGAAAGAGTAGAGAGAATCCTGACTCTTAATGGCACTATTGCGGAAGAGAGCTGGTTTGAAGATGATGTGACTCCTCAGCTTTTTAAAGATGAGCTTAATGCTGGTGATGGAGATATTACTGTGTGGATCAATTCACCGGGTGGCGACTGCATCGCTGCTGCACAGATTTACAACATGCTTACCGACTACAAAGGAAAGGTAACTGTTAAGATTGATGGCATTGCTGCATCGGCAGCAAGTGTGATTGCCTGTGCAGGTGATACCGTGCTTGTGTCTCCGGTATCCATGATCATGATCCATAACCCGGCTACCTTGGCCTTTGGTGATAGAGAAGATCTTGCTAAAGCAATGGATATGCTTGATTCTGTGAAGGAAAGCATCATGAATGCCTACGTTGTAAAGACGGGGCTTTCAAGAAATAAGCTCTCTCATCTTATGGATGCTGAGACCTGGATGGATGCTGGGAAGGCCATTGAGCTTGGCTTTGCAGATGACGTTATGACAAGACAGATGGGCACTGATGAAGATGATACAGGCCCGGTAGCACCTACAGCGATGCTTTATTCAGAAAGGGCAGTGAATAACGTCCTCTTGAACAAACTTGAAAAGCACTATGGAAAACCCAAAGAGCCAATAGAAGATATGGCCAAAATTGAAGAACCCGTAAACGGACGATCTGTGAAAGAAATCATGGATCGTCTTTTTGTTATCAAAAAATTCATTTAAGGGAGGAAGAAACAATGACACTTAAGGACTTAATCGCAAAAAGAGCTGAGGTATGGGAAAGTGCAAAGGCCTTTGTTGATAGCCATCAGCTTGAAAACGGGACACTGTCTGCTGATGATACTGCCACCTATGAAAAGATGGAGAAGGAGATCACAGACCTTACCACAGCTATTGACAGGGCAAGAAGAGCAGAGGAAAGGGATCTGGAGCTTTCAAAGCCCATGAATACTCCTCTAACCGGAAAGCCTCAGATGGATGCTACTGGAGAAGTAAAGACTGGTAGGGCAACAGATGAGTACAAGAGAGCCTTTACTGAGATGCTCCATGGTGTAAGAAATGCACATGAAGTCCTTCAGGAGGGCGAGGATGCCGATGGCGGATACCTGGTTCCTATCGAGTTTGAGAGGAACATTATCACAGGAATGGATGAGGCAAATGTAATCCGTCCTCTTGCTAGGGTAATTACAACCCAGTCTGAGAGAAAGATTCCTCTTGCAGCAACTCATTCTGTAGCGCAGTGGACTGCAGAAAATGCTGCATACCAGGTATCTAATCCTACATTTGATCAGACATCAATCGATGCTCATAAGCTCACAGACCTTGCGAAGGTATCCATCGAGCTGTTACAGGATTCAATGTTTGATATCCCATCATACCTTTCAGCTGAGTTCTCACGTGCCTTCGGTATCGCTGAGGAAGAAGCTTTCTGCGTAGGTGATGGAGATGGACAGCCTCTTGGAATCTTCACTCATGTATATGATGGAAATACACATAAGGATGCATTCCAGCTTGGAAAGGAGACTGCAAGCGCGAACGCTGTAACTGCAGATGAGATTCTTGATCTGGTTTACAGCCTTAAGAGCCCATACAGGAGAAATGCAAGATTCCTTCTCCATGAGAAGACTGTTGCAGCCATCAGAAAGCTCAAGGATGGTAATGGCGTTTATATGTGGCAGCCAGCACTTACAGCAGGGGAGCCTGACAGACTCCTTGGATATCCTGTTGTTTGCTCACCATACGTTCCACAGCTTGGAAAAGCGGGTAACCTTGTGGCAGCTTTTGGTGATTTCAAGAACTATTGGATCGCTGATCGTATGGGTATCACAGTACAGAGACTTAATGAACTCTATGCTACAAACGGCCAGGTTGGCTTCATTGCAGCTAAGAGAGTTGATGCTAAGCCAATTTTGTCTGAGGGCGTTAAGCTTCTTCAGGCTAAGGCTTAAGGAGGTGTCGTATGGTTAACTGTAAGAATTATACCGAGCAGGGCGGGGCAGTGACCCATATCGGAGGAAAACTCATCATCGAGGAGGGGGCAGAGGTACTCGGCCTCCCTTCCCTTGTGAACCAGGAAGCAAGTACTGCAACTACCGTAGCTGGACTTAAGGATGACCTTAATGCGCTGCTTGAAAAACTCAAGGCAACCGGATATATGGCTGCGGATGAAACAGACTCAGAATCTGAAACAGACTCAGAATCTGAGACTTAAGGAGAAAGCCTATGCCTACACTGGAAGAAGTAAAAAAATACCTGAGGGTGGATTTTAACGATGATGACACCATCATCTCGACCATCATGGATTCTGCATACAGGCTCTGCATGGATATCCTCCGCACTGATGATGAAACAGAGTTTGTCGTGTACAGGAACTCAAAGGTGGCTTTCCTCTATGCCGTTGCATATATGTATGAGCACAGGGAGGAAGCTGACCATAAGGAACTTACCTTATCCCTCAGGGCACTTCTTTCAGGCGGCAGAAAGGCAGGTTTCTGATGAACATAGCACTCCTTAATGAGATGGTGATGATACAGAAGAATGAGACAGTCGTTGACTCCATAGGAAACCACACGAATGAGTGGCAGGATTTCCATACATGCCATGCGACAGTCAGCGGATCCCCAGCGGGAGGAAAGGACGGAGCGCTGGGAAATGAAGCGGGTC